CTATCTCATCAGTAACTGACTTATCATCTCTTGTTTCAACGTTGCCTATCGCTTCAACTTCTGCAACCTTATTGTCGCTATTAAACTCATAGTAATTGAAGCAATCGACAAGCTTACGGCAGAAGTGGAAACCAGCACCGCACATATCGATATTGCCTTCATGTTTAAATGTCTTGCCTACTTCATATTGAAAGCCTCGGCAAGTCCAGTCGGGATTAAATACTTTATAACCTTTGATACCCATAATTTTTTCCTCCTTTTTCAACGTTTCGCCTTTACATCAGAAAAGTCAAACTTAGGTTTGTTCTTTAATTTCTCGTCGCATTCATCAATGGCTTTGTGCAGATCGGACTTCCTACCCCATTCAATATATCCCGCGATGTTTGTAATGAGATAAAAGATATACATTACTACCATAGGGATATTCATAGTACCGAGAAAGTTTACGCCCAACCACGCTATGTTCCCCAATATCCATATCCACCAACCTGAGCGTTTCTTATGGGCGATAAGAATGTTACCGCCCAAGCTGAATACGCTGCCGAGAATGGATAGTATTAAGACCATCACTTCTTGTTATCCTCTGCGATTATCTCCCTTGCCATCTTCTGAGCCTGTTCCTCAAAAGCAATCTCTTTTGCTCTCTTGCGGAGAAGATAACGCTTACGCCTTGCCTTCTTACACTCAACGTGCCAAGCTTCGTACGCCTTCAGTTCCTCTACTGTGTCAAAAACCTTGCCGCAATATATACAAGTTCTATCGTGGAGTTCAATGAGCTTGTTCTTCTTAACGGCTTTGTCATACTCCTTGTCAAAGTTGCCACCACAAGCCATCTGCGCAATTGCTTCGAGAACACCCTGTCTTTCGCTATAGTCTGCCTTATCGCAAGTGACCGTAGCTTTCTTGCCTGAAGCATCTACAACTGTTGTTGTCATTGTTGGGATAAGACCGTTTGTGTTGGAATATACTCTTTTGATGGTGCAGAGCTGTCCTGCATGGCTGGACATATTGCCATCAAAAAATGTTAATCCGCCATACTGATTGCCTGATATAAGATCACTCCTTACTCTTACCTTGTCTCCGACTTTATACTTCACTTAAAACACTCCTTTTATTATTAATTTGTTCCCTTGTTAGGATATAGCAATGGAAAGACACAGTTCAAATCTGTATCTTCCCTTGCTACAATTACATTATATCACTAACTTCTTACTTTGTCAAGAGTTTTTTGAAAATTTTTTCAGATTTTTTTGTAATCCATTAGATACCAATACCGTCTGCCTTGATAATCCTTTGGAGAAACACTCTCTGCGTAGAAGATGTCACCCTTTTGGAGCTTGCATTTGTCGTATCTTGCCTTATAGATGGTCAAGTCGCTGTCTTTGCCTTTGCCGAGGAATGTCACCGAGACTTTGTATGCCCACGTTTTATTATCTATTTTGCGTTTGCAAGGATAGACTGCTCTGACGTAGCCAATGCGACGATCTTCTTCACGACCTGTTGCTTGAACATGAGATAAATGGTCGAGTTGTGCTGAAATTTTTTCAGATTGAGATATATCTTCGTCAGGAATTGACTTGATATACTCTCTTATTAAAGGTTCTATATCATCAAATTTGTACTGTGTCGCAGACTCTTTAGAACAGAATTTATTCAGCATATCTATTGCGAATGGCTCAACTGTTGTTTTTTTAATGGTGTTTCTACCACTCCATTTCTTGTAAGTATCGTAGATAGCCAGTAGTTTGGCTGATTTGCCAAATTCAGAGAAATAATCAAGTTTAATCAATGCTTCATATGTAGTTTTGTCAAGTGGAATTGTCTTGATGACATCCACAAAACTCTCAAACTGAGCGTCTTTGTATTCATAAAGCACATCTGATGCGCTCTTACTTATGCCCTTAATAGAATACAGGCACATTGTAATTTCTTTGTTCTTGTCGTCTACAGAAATGTTTCTGTTATCCTGTCGGAAACGAAACGGCAGTTTAGTATAACCAAAGTATGTTGATGCTTCAGATATGAGAGATGCTATCTTGTCCTTATTCTCTTTGCGTTGATAATGATTGATAGTCACTTCATAGAACATGGAAGTATGATGCGCTTTAAACCATGCTTGATACAAACTATCTCCGCAAGTGCTGAGGGCGTGCGGAGAATTAAAAGAATAGAGTGCTGCATCATTGATAACATCCCATACCTTTTGGAAGTTATCTAAGTTGCCGAATATTTTCTTCCAATTCTCTTTAAGTTGGGTTTCAAGCTTTTCTTTTTTCTCCCCTTTAAGTTTCTTCTTTGAAATAGCTTTTATCACACCGTAGGTTTCGCTCATTGGTAGTCCTAAGAACGATAATACTTTCATAATTGACTCTTGATATAGCATAAAATGAGCTGTATCTTCAAGCAATTCATCTATTTTAGGTTCACCAGTGCTATATGGTTTGCGTTCCAAAAACGTCCTTAAAAGAGATTTAAAACCCGGTCTTATTGCAGCTATAAATGCAGACAATTCCTGTATATTGGTTGCCCTATATTGCATCATGTTATGCCTTGTTCCATCTCTTTCAACTTGATTTACACAACAAGTAATGCCTTTAGAATAAATATCCCAAGTGGCTTGATCTCCTGTTACCATTTCTCTCAGTTCATCAAATGTAGGAACTTTTTTATTGATGCTCTTAAACAATTCGTATGTCAGCGCAACAGTATCTACGATTAGGAAATCGTCCTTAACATAACCATAAGAATCAAGATAACCACCCTGAACACACGCACATACTGTTCTCTTATGTGTGCTTTCTGATATTGCGCTCATCAATCCGATTTCTTCTCGAATATCACCATCAAACAATAAATGCCCACAAGCATGAACTTTGAAGTTTGAAATAATGCCTTGATATTTTACACTTTCGTTATATAATTGCAGATATTGCTTGGGAATAAATTCAGCAATATCTATATCATTAGCCTCATCTCCCGCTTCTTTACAGACTTTGAGATAGTTGTCAATAGCTTTAGACACTTCATTAGCCTCGGTGGGTTCAACATTATTAATGCGAGAGTACATCTTCCATGCGTTCTTGGGTTTATACTTTTCAATAGCCATTAAAGGATAACACCCATGCTCTCCTAACAATCTCTTGGCTGCTCTCACAAATGGTTCTTGCTCTGCCAAATTGTAATCGCAATCCGGCATAGATCCTGAGAGTACGCGGTCTGCCGTTAAGAATCTGGGATAATATACTGGGATTTCACAGCTAAAACGGTCTATTGTAGTAAATTTAAGCAATTTGTTTGTGTAGAATGAACCCATTGAACCTCTCGATGTGGTAGTGAGAACACCACCTTCTTCTTCAATAGCGCATTTGAGCAACGCATGATTAAGCAAAAAGTAGTCTACAACACCAGAGTCTATGACTTCTATTGCCTCTGCCCGTATGCCTTCGATACGTTCATCGGACTTGATTGGCTCTTTCTTATAGGCTTCATTTAGCAAAGATTTATATATTTGAACGCGCTCATCGTACGTCTTGCCCCTATAAATATTAGGTATCTTAAAGGATTTATCAAGGACTATTTCTTCGCAACCACTAACAAATACATTTGTGTTCATAATGGCACGATAAATTTCTTCTTCTGAGAGAACTCCTTGCTCATCAAAACGCTTGATTATGGTATCAACATCGGGGAAGTCCATGTACCAACCGTCCTCGTCGGGATAACTGATATCCTTTGATTCAAGTACAGCATTGCGTTCTTCTGAGCCTTCTGGAAATACATAATGGCTGTCGAGTCCTGCAATAATTTGAATATTGTGTTCACGAGCAAGTTCAAGAATATGTTGATTGAGTTCTTTTTGTCTATCAGTATTATGATTCTGCACTTCAAAGTAGAAGTTCTTGCCAAAATGCTTTGCTATTTTAAGCCATATCTCGTCAGAATCTTCGTACTTCCACGCGGCAAGGCAAGCACTGGTTATGATAAAGTCATCGGGACTTTCAGCCAGTAAAAGGGGTAAGTCAATCCTCGCTCTGCCGTAAAAGCCATCAAGGTTGGCAATAGAGAGAATATAGTTTAACCTACGTCTGCCCTTTGCGGTTTTTGCTATTATCATCATATGGCAGTTTGTCTTGTCTTTTTCAAGCCTGTCTTTTACCCAATATGCTTCACAAGAATGGCGGTATTTGAGGTCAACTTTCTGAGCTAATTCGTAGGTAGTAATGTGGTCGCCTTGCCACCCATGCTCTCCACTAAACAAACACTTGGAGTTGAACTCTTTGATACGAGAAACATATTTATCATAAGTTTCTGCACTATCGGCAAGAGCGTGATTAGACTCACAGGTATGTTTGTGGTAGTTCTCAAAGTACATATGCTCTGCATAATCATCTATAGAATACGGAAACTCAAAGTTTAGAGTGGGAATTATTTGAGTTATTAATTCTTTGTTGTACATTTAATCACGCTCCAAACACTTCTTGTTCTGCCGTATCAGGCATAAGCTGTTTCGGATAGAACGGCAATCCCCCCTTCTTCTCTTTCTTATCCCACGAATACTGATAATCGAGGTCAAACTCACTTGTGAAGAATCTACGGCTTGGACGGTCATAGAACAGCCCTACGCTACTCCCCTCAAATCCAAGCATACGGTCTTTGAGAATATCAACCATAACATCTGCCTTGATAGGCGACTTAAACCAACCGTCACCGTTTTTCTTAGGAATACCACGCTTATCTTCTTCTGTTACTCTGTAAAGGCTTATAATTCTATGGGCGAGGTTAATGATTGCACTGATACCCTGTATATCCATTTTGGTAAGCCTACGCATTGTTTCTATCTTATGTGGGTGAACAACTAAAAATATGGCAACATTATATTTTTTAGCTATATTAATGAGCTGCACTATAAGTTCTTCCTGTTTGTTATACTTGTTGTTCTCGTTGCACTCAAGGTTTACAGACGTAAGGTTATCTATTACTAAGAGTTTTACGCCAAACTTGCGTATGCACTCCACCATTGATTCAAGTAAATCGGGAACTTTGTGGGACTGTCCG